AACGCTTGAGTTCGGCCCAAATTTCGCTTGCTAAATCTACTGACATCTTTATTCCTCCGTTGCTGTTTCTTCTGTACTTACCGTTTCCTTTTGATTGGCAAAGTCCGCCATGACCTTGTCCAAACAACCATCTTCGTTTGATTCCCAAGCCTTGCGGAACTGCTTGATGATTTCGCCATCACTGGTCACAAACATGAGTCTGTTGCCGTCTTTTTTGAGCAGTCCTTTTTTCTCAGCCAGGTCTACTAAACCTGAGTATGGGTTCATGCCTGTTTCATAAGGAATCTTGACCTGCACACCTTCGAACGGTTTGGCATAGCGAGTTTTCATGACCTTACAACCGGCACGGATACCCATGACTTCGCTAATTTTGTTGCCATCCTCGTCCTCTTTCAGTTTCATCTTCTTCATAGCTACCACAATACTGGAAGCGTAGATAAAGCCCTGACCACCTGAGATCTTATCATCTGGATCAAACATGTCTTGTGACGCATAGGTATGGTTGGTACAAACAAGTCCTACATTGTAGCTACCAAACATGTTGACACAGTTACGAACCAAAGCTGTCAGTGCCTTGGGCTTGCGACCCAAGTCGCCTTTCATTTCACCTGCATCAAACTGATTAACGTCTGTGGGTGTCAACAACATGCCCAAGCTGTCAATAATAAACATGACTTTTGGACGTTCGCCGTCTGGCAAGGCTTTGTAGTCGGCCATAAACGTACTAATAGTTTTGGCCACATCGTCGATCATGGCCATGCTGATCTTGAGCAACTTGCTTTCGTCGGTATCTACCCCCAAGGCCTTGAGCCAATCTTCATCCAGCGCATTTTCTGTATCAATTAAGATAACAAAAATACCTTGCTGTTGTGCGTTACGAGCAATATTGCCTGAGCAGATATAGCTCTTGCCTGCGCCCGACTCACCAGCAAACACTGTGACTTTACCAAGTGGAATGCCCTTGTTGAAGTCGCCCGAGATCAAGTAGTTCAGGGCAAAGTTGCCTGTGCTGATCCAGTCGGTAGGATCGTTAAATCCAATACTCAAGCCGTCGATGCTTTTGGTGATGTCCTTGCGGAACTTTGATACGTCAAATGGTTTTGCCATGATTACTTTCCTTCTTTAAGTTTGTATAATTCTGTAAAAATCTCACTGCTGTCTACTCCACGTCTTAGATCCATCTGAGACAACTTCTCAAAAGATCTAGACAAATTCTTATCAATTGGGTCTTGTATATAATGCAACATGTTTCGATAGCTGTCTTCCAACAAGTAACCAGGCTGTTCAGCGATACGCGATTCCAATTTAGTCCGTAACAAGTTTAACACATGATCTGGCAAATGTCTAATATTTAGGTAGTCCGGAGTTAGCAAGGCTCCAATCACAAAGCTGTTGTTATGGAATCCCAGACCTTTAAGGTAATCCACACAGTCAAATACTGTGTCATAATTTAATAGGAACCACAGCATGTTAAAACTGATCTTGTGATCTAATTTTCGAACACGATCCAAATTTTCACAAAAGTCAGACCATGCGCCTCCGAAACGTATATATTCAAATTCCTCTCCCTGGGTTTCTACGCTGATGGTCCAATGTACGTTTTTGAAATCACACACTCGATCAAATACTCCGGTATCAACCTTGCTAAGGTTAGTGTTTATCCTGAGATTCACATCGGGGTTTAATTTAGACAAGAGTTCCAGATTTTGTTTCATCAACAAGGGTTCTCCTCCGGCCAAATAAACGTGTTTTAAATTGTGAGCATTCTTGTAAATGTATTCTTGGAATTTGTACCTTTGCTCTTCGGACGGAGTTGAGATATTTACACTTAGTTCGTCGGCCCAACGGCTGCTGAATTCTGGGCCACAATACACACAGGCAAAATTGCAAAGATTGGTCCATCTCACATCAATGGTCTGTAGCTCATGTCGACCTGGCTGATAAAGATCTATGGGTGTTTTTTTGAATTCTTTTATGTAAAAAATCCTATCACTGATTATGTCAAATCCTTGTTTGCCATGCTCTAGTTCGTAACAGGTATGACATCCAGCAACCGGACGGTTGGCAATGATATTTTTTTGTTTGGTTATGTTTATATCGTTCAACATGATCTGTTCAACCGGGGTATCATGAATGTTTCCCAAGGATCCTGTAGCCGTGTCACTGCGAATACAATTTTTTATTTGGCCATTAAAGTTGTACATGAGTCCGGTCCAGGGCATGGGACAAAAATAGGGATTGGTCAAGATATCCTTAGGTGTCATACAGGACCTAGACTGATTTCAGGAATCTTAAGACCGTTACGTGTGGCCATGTCCATAAGATCCAACAGGGTCCTAGCCCAGTTGTTGACATCGGCCGCTGGTGGCACTGTCTGTCCCGGTTGCGTGGCAATATAGCCGGGTCTAACCAAGATAATTTTTATACCAAGTCGACGATTGCGTATTTGTCGAACTGCTTCTTCGAGTGCTACCTTTTGTAAACGATATTGGTCCATGTCCAACCCGGGCAAGGTGCTAACCGGTTCTTGAGTCATCATGGTACTAATAACTATGATATGTTTGCCGGTACCGGACCAGCGTTTGGCCATTTCAAACAACAATTCAGTCTGTGCAAATCCGGCCTGCGCATTGTTTACAAACACATCGCAAGGCTCAATTTGGTCACAAATTTTGCCGGTGTTGCGGATGTTGTTGCCTTCTCTTTGGCTGAGTCCTAAAATCTCGTGTCCATCTAACACATACTGTTGAGACAGTGCTTGACCAATTCCGGCGGTGTGCCCAGTAATAGCTATTTTCATGTCATACCTCTCAGCTGTTTTTGTCTTGCTATGTATGCATCAACGGCCGATCGGTCTGTGTTCTTGACATCTAATACAGCTGGATGTTTTAGATAAGCCCAGCTGTGATCTATGTTGTTTTCGCGAGCAAATGCCTGTATGTTAGGAAGATCATCCTGGTTAAGGATACTGACTGTGGTCCACAAATTTAATCGTACCGGCATTTGTTTGTATTGCATGAGATTATGGTAAAAGGTATCCCAAGTGATGGGCCAACGCATAAACTCATGAACTGAACCAATACCGTCGCAACTGACCGTGACTGTGACTTCGATACCACGATCGGCCACGTCAGAGAGTTCTTCTAATACAATGTTACAATTGGTATTGAGTCGCAGAGTCTTGAGATTGGGCGGTAAATTGGTCAAGATTTTTTTGTAATTTTTGCTGTAGCTGGGTTCTCCGCCGTTGATGTCAAGATGTCTGATACGTTCCTGCGGTAGATTCCAATAGCCAGTGCTGTTGTTGACTATAGGAAAGGTTCGACCAGTCAAGGCACCAATACGAGTACTGAGTGTAGAATTACAAGTCATGCAAGCAGCATTGCACACATTGTCTAACACGCCACTGACCTGTAGATAATCTGCCACTGTTTCTGTTTTGTCTAATTTGATTGCATATTGCCGTATGCTTTCGGTCTCTGCTTCTACTTCTTGACATCTGATGCACTCTGCAGGCCAAATATCTTGTTCAAATTGTTGTTTGATATGGGCCAACCATCCACTGTTGTCCATGTCTGATAGGTCGATAAACTGCGGTGGCGAAACCATGTGTCCACATCGGCTCACAGTGCCATTGGTATTAAAACGAACAAAGTGGTCTAGTCTAGGACAGTGCATAGGTAGTACTTAAAAGTCGCTGAGCATGACCAATCACATAGTCATAAGCCGCCGGATCTTGATCTTGTATGAACAACCATAGTTGTTGCATGGTTAACTGTTGTCCAATGGCTTTGATCAACGCTTCGTCGACTCTTTGATACATTTCGGTGGTTGCCAACTGATCAATTTTGGCAATTAACTCGGGCCTGGCGGAACCAAATCCAGGATCCTTGACAAGGTGAGTAATAGTTTTTAAATCTGTCATATCTAATAAATTCAATCTAATGTCCGGTCTTGCGTATCTTGACAAGTTTAACATCCACATAAACTGCGGACAATAATGGCTGTTAAGATAAAGATAATTCAATGCAAACCATTCAACTGTGTCCGGATCTAGTTTTGGATTGTCGCGCAGAACAATTTGTATATATGTATTGATACCCGATATCAATCGTGTGCGCGGATTCCTTAGTATCACATCAATTTGATCAATGCGGCGTATCTGCTCATTGATTTTGGTTTGCCAACCTTGGAGTTGCGCTTCTTTGTGTATGCTCGAACTGCCATTTTTAAGAATAGAATAGACATACCGCTGTGAGGGTACAATTTCTATTACCTCACAGCGGTCTGCAAATACTATACGATCTAAATGTGACAGCACAGATTACTGTTTCTGACGTGCCCGGATCATTGCCAAGATGTCTTGAGCCTTGTCACCACCGGCAGGTTTGGACTGTACTGGAGCACTAGCCACAGCTGATTCGTCATCATCAAAGTCACTTGATGCAACAGGTGCGGCCTTGGCCACCGGTGCTGGTGCATCTTCATCAGTGTCTGCGGCAACAGCTGGTGCTGGAGCAGCGCCACCTGCTGGAGCATTAACTCCGGCTGGGCGGAAGTAAGCACCCCAGCGTTCAGTGTCATAGCTCTGACCATCAACTGATGCTTCAAACATTTCTTTGATAACTTTGAGTTCCGCTTCGCCTGGTTTCTTAGGCAAGAATGTGCTTAGATCAAACAGGCCATATTGATCGATGGCTGCTTGCTCGGCTTCAGTGAGTGCTGTTTCCTTACGAGCCCACTTGCTTCCGTTGTAGTCAGCAAAACCGCCTTTGGAACCTTTGCTGATACGGAAATCTAAACCACGCAGGTAGTCAGTTGGCAATTCTTCCAATTCTGGATCCATCAGGGCACCTTTGATGGTGGTAAAGATCTGAGGACCAATAATGAATCTACGGATTGGGTTCTCTGGAGTCTTGTCGTCACTGAGTGGATTCTCAC